CTGTTTCATCACTTCTTCTTTTTCTTGGCCGCATTCATGTTGTCAACAAGATTCGGGTATGGGCGTCCAGCAGCTTTTGCCGATGCTTTGGCTTTGGCTTTCTGCGCTGGTGTCAACTTTTCCGACTTGCCCTGCTTGGGATTTTTTGTATCCCATACCGGCTTTGTCGTTGCTTTTGTCGCTGGATATTTCTTGTTAGCAGCCATTACTTAGCAATTCTTGCCGCTTTGGCTGTTACTTCCGCAGTGCCAGATGTGTATGACGACATCCGAACACGGACAGAACCAAGACCTCTGCTGCTTGGAATTGGATTCCAAATACCATTGGCTGTTGCTGACGTTACGTAAGTAGCAGGGCTTGTCGCACCAGCACTAAGTAGACCTAGGGCTACGTAGTTTGAACCATCAAGCGACGTTTCAAACGAAATAGTGCCAGACCACGTGCCAGTTATTTGGATGGCGAAATAATCAGCGTCATCTGCACTGAAAGTCAACGCCTCATCTGCGGCATCAAGGCTCGCTGTTTGAACTCCTGGAAGAATCATTTACTTGCCTTTCTTCTTTTTGAGCGCCTTAAAATCAGCGCCAGTAATTTTGCCCTTTGGGGCTGCCGCATCAGCAATCTTCTTTTGCTTTGGCGACATCTTCTTGGCCGACTTTTCAGCCGACTCATATGCCTTTTTCATTTTGTCCATCATTTGCTTTTACTCCTCATTGATTTTTTTGCTTCCGACAACGCAATTGCAATTGCCTGTTCACGGTTTGTAACAACCGGTCCTTTTTTGGAGCCAGAGTGCAACTTGCCCTTCTTGAACTCCCTCATGACTTTTTCTACTTTTTTATTTCCCGGCATTACGTTTGCCTCCTGATGCTGCTGGTTTTTTAAGATGCCACTGGATGTGGCCATCAAGCTTTTCGTCTACTTTGTCAACCCGGTCCGCCACTCGTTCCAGCAACGACCTTGATTCGGCGTGCTGTTCTGTATTTTCTTTACGTAGCTGCTGAAGGAGGACAACAACTGGTCCCCCAATCAGGGCAACAACAACGGGGACAATCCACTCAGTCATCAGATGAGTTCTTTTCTTGCCGGAACTTTTTCAATGTCGCCCCGTTTAAAAGCATCCGAGTCTTCGTAATAGCGCTGACGCTCGCGAACGGTAGGACCGTGGAAATCTTCTTTGCCATTGACGAAACCCAATCTGACGGTTTTGACATGACATTTGAAGCAAACGCCTCTTTTAATTTCATTTTCTCCCTCAATCGGGTCTTTACAAGTTGAACAATGCACGAAATCTCCTATAAATAAGACTAAACCATTACACGGCGTTGAATTCGCCTATGAAATAGCGTTCTCTTTCAGGCGTTGGTTTTTTTAATTTAGAAGAAAAATAATTAAGTGTTCCAAATGGAGCGTCTTCTTTTGGTCTATATTCTGGCAACCATACGTATTTCAGCATTTGGTTGGCAATGGCAAGGCTCATAACCCTGTCGTCATGGGGCGAACCATGCATAGAACCGTTGTCATCACGGATAAATGTCTTCAGTTCGGCAATTGTGTACTCGCATCTGAGCTCGAGGACGCCGTCACGGATGTTGGCGCTCAGTTCGTCAATGGCTAACGGTTTTGTTAGCGATGTCGTTCTCCAGCCTAGTTGCTCTGTTTGCTCTGGATTGCGTTGATTTAGTCTGCGCTGCCTATACAAATTGGAGTAATTGGCTCTGTTAAGCGATGTCAAAGTAGTCAAACCGTGGTTGTTGGACTCAACGCCTATGAGGGCTTCGTTGTAGAAAAATCCAAGCGGGTACAAAATTTCTTCGCCAAATTTATCTGGGTCAATATGTCCATGCCAATGAGCGACAATCAGGCCGGTTTTTGCGTCAATGACGTGGGCTGAGGAATAGTCACCACGCGCAAGTCCTTCAGCAACGTCGGCACCAATTGCATAAGTGGCCCCAAATTCAGGTAAACGCCATACAGACAAAGGTCCTCCCGTTGTCTCAAAGACATAAGAATTATTGCCTTCCATTAACTTTTTATTATAACCAGTTTTAGGTTTTTCACATTCTTGGCGGTTTAGTGAATCAATGTCAAAGACTGGACGACCTGAACGAATGAACGCTTCTTCTGGATTGGATGGATATTCTTGATGCAACTGCCAATCTGGAAGTTCTGCTTTCTGCGCATCATACCAATCTTGTCCACGGTCTGAGTTTGCTGACCATGGGAAAAAGATGCCGTGGAATCTATTAGTTCCTGTTTGTGAACCATGCCATAGTTGGAAGAACATATTGCCTTCACCTTTAGCCGTAGATAGACAAATAACACGACCGCCGACATCAGCAATTGGTTCAATAGCAGCCCATGCTTCATCTGGGTTGGGCAAGAATGCCATTTCGTCAATAATAACTAGATTAACTGATTCACCACGAGCAGGGTCATTATTGCTTGGCAATGATTCAATAGAAGATTCATTGTCAAAGACCATCTTTAGCACATTGTTTTGTAGAAGTTCTGGACCGTTTTGTTTAAAGTACTCTGGCAAGAATTTATAAATGTATTTAGATTTAGCCAAAAGTTTTGTTGCTTCACGCTCTGTCTTTGAAAGCATGACTACAAATCTGTCTTGCCAAAAGAATGTTGTCCAAAACGCAAATGTTGCCGCTAGAGTTGAGAATCCAATCTGACGAGATTTAAGCACGATTGTATAACGCTTATCAATCCAATCACGGGCTGCTTGTTTCTGCGCTTCACGCAATACAAGTTTAATGCGACCTTGACTTGGATGTTTGATATACACATAGTTTTCACAGAAGAAAACAAATGCCTCTAGCAATTCATCTGTCGTTGCGTTTTCAGCACCACGACATTTGCGAAAGTTAAGTTCGTCTACTAGTTCTTCTAATGTAATACTCATAAGACTCCTTCGTTAGTCTGTTATGTCAAAGAATGCTTTTGCTTCTTCCTCCGAGTCAAACCAAAACCAACCATAGACTGGATATTGATAAGCATCTTTATTTTCACGACGCAATTCATATAATGAAGATACTACAAAATTTGGTGCATGATTAAGAATTTTTAGTTGATTGCCATCTTCATCTACCATAGTATCATCTAAACTATAAAATCCACTCATCCTGTCACCGTCCAACCTTTTGCAGTAGCAATAGTAGTATTATCTCCAGTTGTGCCAGGGTTTCCAGTCACGGTTACCGTGGCAGAAGGCGTTGCGGTTCCACCAGAAACATATGCACCAACACCAGCCTTAGCATAAGTAAATTGGTTAGATGCCGTAACGGTAATTGTAAATGTTCCGTTATATGTTGATGGGTTAACTCCAGCAATAACACATGTCATTCCACTCCAAAATGTATGTGCTGTACTTGTAGTAATAGTTACTGTTGAACCGACAACAGAACCAGCACTGATATTCTTTGCGGTTGGCAATGTTAATAGATTTGTATAATGGTCATTAAGGCGAGTGGCATCAAGTCTATTATCTGCAAGCGAGTGTGTCCATCTCATATTTGTTAATGTAAGTTTTTGTAATCCAAACATTGAAGCAAATGATGGAACATCAGTAATAGTTGTAAGTCCACTAGCATTTACTGTAAGTTCTGGTAATGAGGTGACATTGCTAAATGTACTTGAATATGAACCAGTTGATGCCCTTGTATCTAAATTTGAAATAGTGCGCAGAGAGTAACATCCATTAAAAGCGCTTCTAAAGATAGTTACACCAGATGTGTTAACTAAATCAACTTTATACAGTGCATAGCAGTTATTGAATGTACTCCATAGGTTAACACATGTGGTTGTCAAACCAGTTAATGTTACTTCCTCCAGAGCAGCGCAATTACTAAAAGTGCTAAACAAAGTTGTAACTGCAGAAAGTGAATTAAATGTTACGCTTTTTAATTCAGAACATCCGTTAAATGCACTTGCTAATGATGTTGCGGCTCTTGTATCTAGCGTTATTTGCCTAATGTTTGTTCCTTGAAATGCCCCAGCAAAAGTAGTTGCAACACTGGTTCCAGTAAATTCCAAATTGCTCAATGCTCCAGAATATTCAAGAATTGAGGCAACATCAGTTGCTGCTGGAAGATGCAAAGATACGGAAGTCAAACTATCACAGTTGGTAAACATTGAGTTTGCATTGGTTACTGCTGCTAAATTAGGTACATAAGCATTCTGCAAATTATAACAATAAGCAAACATAGAACTTGAATCCAATAATGAAGTAGTTCCAATTATTGCAACATCTTGCAATGATATGCAACTAAAAAACATACTGTTTGCATTTGATAATGCTGATAGATTACCAATATCAATTTTTTCTAACGAAGAACAGTTGTTAAACATGTTTACTGAGGTTGATAGTGAATTACAAAATGGCATTGATACAAATCTTAAATTAGATGCATTAGCGGCAAATCTTAATGCTTGAACAGCAGCAGAACAATTGTCAAATGTTATTTCTTGCAAAGAATAACAGTTGTAAAACATTAAGTTAAGACTTGTAACAGCACATTGTCCATGCCATCTAAAATAACGCAAACTATACATTCTACTTTGAAAGTTTCCTGGGTTTCCAGCAGGAAT